ATCTGGCCGACGAACACGGCGGACTCGACGGAGGCATCGTCGAAATCCAGCACCAGAACGCTGTTGCGCGTGTCGATGGTCGCGAAAGAACTGGCGGGCGGCTGGTTGTCGGAGGCGGTGAAGCGGGCGAGGGTTTTGGTTCCTGCCCCGGCCGCACCAGTGGCGCCGGTTGGCCCGGTTGCCCCTGTCGCACCAGCGGGCCCGGTCGGGCCATCCGCTCCTGTTGCGCCAGTGGCGCCCGCCGCCCCTGCCGGACCCGTGGCACCAGCAGGGCCAGCGTCACCCGTTGCTCCGGTCGCTCCAGTCGCTCCGGTGGCACCAGTCGCCCCCGCGGCGCCAGCCGGGCCGGTGTCTCCGGTCGCGCCTGTCGGACCAGTCGGGCCGGTTGGGCCAGCGGGACCAGCGGGACCAGTCGCGCCGTCTGCGCCTGTGGCTCCGGTTGCGCCTGTGGGGCCTGCGGGACCTGTGGGACCCGTGGGGCCGGTTGCGCCGGAGCCGCCGCCTGGCGCGGCCACATTCCCGATCTGCACAACCAGCGTTTCCCCGCTGATCGTTACCGCGAGAGTCTCGACAGTCATGGCGCCCTCGCGATGTCCGGGTCAACTTCCAGAGTGCCTTTCACCATGGTGGTGGGCACTCCGCCCAGCGTCCGCTGGATGTCGTAGCGGTAGGACTGCGCAGCGATGGCGTCCGAGCCAAGCAACTCCTCGCCGTCTTCCGCCGACCAGGACCAGCGCCATGTTCCGGCACTGGCATCCACGGTCGCGATGGTCAGCGTGAGAAGCACCGGGCCGCCTGGCGCCGAGCGCACCTGTCCGAGCCATTCGGCGCCGGTGATGTCCTTCGGGCTGCCGTCCTCCAGGCACTGGAAGTCGATTGTTCGGTCGTCTCCGCGGTAGAACGCGCGACCGACGCGCGTCGTGAAATCAAGGCGCGCAGGCATCAATAGGCCCTCTCTGCGATGTCCACACGGTGCGCGAACATGCGCACGTCCAAGTCGATGCGATAGCTGCCGGTTTCGGGGTCTTTGCCCATGTCGCGCATGGCCTCGATGTCGTGGTCGACTTCCAGCGCGGCTCGGACGGCGCGATAGACCTGGTCAGCACTGGCGACGGCGCCGCCGGCATTGCTCGACCAGATCGAGACCTGCACCAGTGCGGTGTCGGCCGGCGCGCCGCCACTGTCCAGCGAGTTGATCGGCCGGATGCTCGGCGCCATGTGCGTCACATACGGGTACGCCACGCCCTGCGGCGCCTGCCCGTGGGGGAAGCACCGTACCGGGTTGGTGCCGATGAGGTCCGTCACTGCCGGATCAGCAGCGATGACGCGAAACGGATTCGGTAGGTCGATCACGGCTGCTTTGCCTTGGCGGCAGCGATGCGCTCCAACTTCTTGCGCACCCGCTCCAGCCCCTTGTGGGTTTCGTCAACGAACACCGCCAGCGCCTGGTCACGCTTGGCTTCGAAGGCCGGGCGCATCCATGGCATTGGCCGGCGGCGCTCCGTGCCAGCCTCCAGCATGAACAGCACGTCGTTCGCGCGGAGCTCGGCGACCTTGCGCCCCTTGCGTGCAATGGTGCGGCCGGCGTACTTCGCCTTCGCGACTGCGACGATGAAGGCCTCGCCGTTGGCGCCGCCGAGCGGGCGCGTGCGCTTGATCTTCAGGCTCTTCTTGGCCAGCCCGGTGGACACGAATCGGCCGTCGAGATTCTCTTCGTCAACGATGCGCTGCACGTTCTCCTGCGCCTGGGCGAGGATCACGGCGCCGCCCTTGCGCAGCGCCGGGCGAATCACGCCCCCGCGGCGGCTGATGACCTCCGGCGGCAGCTCGCGCAGTGCATCCATGACACCGGTCAGGCCGAGCACCTTTACGCGCTCAATCGCCATCGCTCACCCCCTCGCGGCAGCGCATGCGGTACTCCATGCGTCCGGTGACATCGGTCTCGATGGAAAGGATGTCGTACACCCGGCCATCCCATAGCACGCGCCACGCTGGCGAGAGGCCAGGAAACCAGCGGCACTGAATGCGCGCGGTGGTCTCCGCTTGCTTGGCGTCCGAGGAATTGAACTCGCGTCCGGGCCCGGTTAGCACTTCGGCCGGCACCGAATCCAGCGGAGTGTCGCTGTCGAGGAAGGCCGTGTCCCACTCGTGCGAGATCGCGCCGGTGTCCGGGTCTTGCGTCTCGGTCTTGCTCTGCAGCTCGATCCGGTGTCGGTAGCGCTGGGCCTGCATCTCAGATCCCCAAGCCGCGCCGGTACGGCATCAACACCGTTTCGGCGTTCTGCCGCATGCGCGCCGCCTTGTCCGGGTCCGGCTGCTCATAGGCCGCCTGCACCAGGATCAGAACGCCTTTCGCGAAGCTGCGCGCGGCCGGATCTTCGCTGCTCGGAATGTCCTCGCTGCTGCTGTCGCTCGGGTAGTCCGCCGGCAGCGTCGGCGCCTGCGTGCGGTTGAGGAACCGGAGCGCCTCATCCTCGGCATGATCGATCAGCTCCTGGATCAGAGTGTCGTCCCCGGAGTGGATCACGCGCAGCCAGCGCTTCGCCTCGGCCACAGTGACGGTGCTCATTCGACGGAGGCCTCCGGCCAATCCCACACGATGGCGCTGTCGCGCACCAGGACGAGCGTCCCGCGCACGTAGTCGCCGACTTGGATGTCGTGACTGATGCGCAGCACCTTGCCGAGGAACTCGGCACTCGTGGCGCCAGCGCTGACGATCCGCCCATTGGTGATGGTGGTCGGCTCGGGCGTATCGCGCCCGAGAGCGACGAGAAAAGACGCCTGCGCGCGGGCGTCGCGCATAGCCATCAGCGCGCGATGCGATCGGCTACGCTGGTCGACGTTGTACGGGATCGTGATCTGCGCCGGCACGCGCGCGCCGATGGCCCAGCTCGGCGTGGCGCCGTCGAGCATGACCGGCTGCGCGTCGGCGTCATCCAGACCCGAAATGCCGGCCGGGCAACGGATCCTGAGGATCTCGGAGCCCTCGGAGCTGCTGTAGGCCGGCGAGAGGTCCGTGGCCACATAGATCCGGGTGCCGGAGACCGCGAGCGTCACTGGTAGGCCTCCGCGTCCTCGCCGATCCACTCGCGCAGGATGCGCAGGTCAGGATCCGGCGTTCCGTTCATCTCCGGGCTGTGCCCCATCCCGATGCCACCGCGGCCGGGCAGCCCCTTGATGCCGGTGACGTGGTTTCCTGCGAACAGGTGGCGAGAGCGCGCGCCGCGCCAGAGCTGCAGGTCGATGAACTTCTCGGCGCTACGCAGCACGCGGCGCATGGCGTCGATGGCCTGGCCGCGGATTGCCGTCGAGCAGAGCGACGCATGCTGCGTGTTGTTCAGCTGGCGGGCGATGCGCGCTGGCAGGTTGTAATAGCGAGCGCGCGGCGTGCCGATCACTTCGGCCAGGTCCGCGTGGTCAACGATGGCCTGCAGCCAGCCGGGTGAGTAATGATCATCATCCTCGACGAACGTCACCAGGTCGTCGCGCTGCACCGCATCCATGCCCTTGCGCAGGTTGCGCGCCTGGGTGTTCTGTCCCGGCCGCCAGAACGGCGCCGGGCGGATCAGCACCAGTTCCCAGCTGGCGCGACGGAAGGTGATCGGCTGCGGCTCCGGGCCGTCGTCGACGATCACCCAGCGGACAGGTCCGGCGAATGTCTGGCGCAGCATCCAGCGCTCGCATAGCGCCCAGGCTTCCGGGCGCGCGCCGGTTGCGGTGACGAGCGTCAGCACGGCCTGCGCCCCACAGCGAAGACGTGCATCGGGGCATCGCGAACGGTTGAGCCACGCTCGCCGTGATCGTTCAGCTGGTACTGCACATGCCCGGCATAGGCCGTCGCAATTTCGTCGAACCCTGCGTCCGCCAACAGCAGGTGCAGGCCCTCCCGCGTGAAGCGGAAGAAGTCACTCGGGAACGCATGCACCGGGAACGAAAACAGCGTCGTCACCACGATCCACCCGCCCGGCTGCAGCACCTCGTGCACTTTCGGCAGCGCCACCCACGGGCGGCTGACGTGCTCCAGGACCTCGGAGCAGAGCACACCTGTGAACCGGCCGGCCCACTCTGCCGGCATGCTCTCGATCGACGCGACCACGTCGACGTTATGACCAGGCTGCATGTCCATCCCGAGCCACGCGCCGCGGGCGAGATCCCTGTTGTTAACCCACCAAGCGTTTGGCGTGTGCATGCGGCTTCCGATCTCAAGCACATCTTCGCCGAGCTTTGCGGCTTGTGCCTCGATCCATCCCCGAATGCGTCCGCGAACAGTGTTCGTTCTCAGTCCTTGCACAACCACTCCTCAAGGTCTCCGCGCGGAAAGCACGTCAGTGCCGTCTCGCGGGTGCAGTTGATGACTTCGACGCCAAGGCGCGCGAGGTGCGCGGCGCATTGTGCGAACTTCTCCGGCCATTTCGGCAGGCTCCTCGCGTTGCCCAACGTCGGCGGGTGGTCGCCGTGGCTGTGCGACTTGCCGCCCGTGAACTGGCAGTCGTAGCCGACCATCAGCACGCGCCGCGCACCGAGGAACGCCGCCAGCGACAGGGCCGCCGCGCCGCTGTTCTCGAAGTGATGCGAAGGCGCAGCGCGCGCTGGGCCGCGCGCCCTGGCGCTGAACTTCTCGCCGCGGAACTCCGCGGCAACCTGCCGCCCGTAGTGCTTCCACCATGGTGCATCGATCGCATACAGCGCATCGGCCCACGGCGCAGACAGGAACATGGTGTTGGTGACGACTACTCCGCGGCGCGCTTCTTGCGCTTGCGCTTCGGCGAATCGCCAACGGCGGATTCGCTCGATGTCGTCGGCGGTGCAGCTGGGCCCGCTGGCGATGCAGACGGCGACTCGCCAGCGGGGTCCGCCAAAGGGTCGCCAATCGCCTCGCCGCCGAAAGTCACGAGGCCGCGCGCGCGCATGTCGCGGGCGGTGTGGCTGGTAACGTTGAGCTGCTCGCCGCGGCGCACCTTCTGGCGGTCGTGGTCGAAGCTCTTCAATGCGGTAACGATCATGGATCACTCCACGAGACCGGCGCCAGAAGGCGCCGGCCCCTTGCGCAGGTTACGACGAGCTGCTCGCGAGGTCGGCGAAGTCGCCGGTGACGAACGCGGACGGACGGTAGACCGTCAGCGCCACGCGCTCCTCGACCAGGATCTTGACCATGTTCTTCACGAAGTCGCGGTCGTCCTGCGTGGCGATCGCCATCGTGATGTCCTCGCGGTCCCAGCCCTGCACCGCCATGCCGCCGCCGAAGGCGCCGACGAGGAAGTCACCCTGATCCATCGCCTGCGTCGGGACCACGTTGCGACCCCACAGGATCGGCGTGGTGATCGCGCGCGGACTGGCGAACAGGTAAGCGTTGTCCGAGGTCTTCAGCAGCTCGATCGCGGCCCACTCGATGGGGTTCAGCACGATCGCGTCGGCGAAGTACTCCGACAGCTCGACCTGCAACAGGGCCAGGCGCAGGCGATCGATGATCGTCTCAGCCTGGACGGTCACGCCCGGGTTCGCGTAGGCATCGGCCTGGGTCAGGATGCCGTTGATGTTCAGGCCCGAGCCGCTGCCCTTCAGGAGCTGCAGCTCTTCCTTGAGCTTCAGGCCGTAGCGCAGGCGGCCGTCGATGTAGCTCTGAAGCATCGGCACATCGGACAGCACCTGCTTGGAGGCGTGCACCCAGTGGGCGATGGTCGCCACGGGCGCCGAGAGCGCCTCGAACGTGATGTTCGACTCGGGCTTCGTGCTGCTCGGGTTCTCCGACACCGGCGCGGCGTTGTTCGTGAACGCCAGTTCGCGCACGTACTCCACGCTGTTCGAGGTGGTGCGGCCCCACGAGATGAGGTCGCGGATCGTCAGGCGGCGCAGGCCGGGAAGCTGGATGCCGGGAATGCGGTCGGGGACGATCAGATCCCCGGCCGAGCTGCTGCCGCTGGTGACGACCGCCTTCACATCCATCGAGAAGCGAGCGCCGGGGCGCTTCGCCCAGGCCGCGAAATCCTCGCTGCTGGTGACCTGCTCGCCCCAGGTCATGGCCTGCGGGCCATCCCCGCCGCCGGCCTCGATGCGCGCCAGCTTCTGCTCGGCGGCCTGCAGGTTGGCCTGCAGCTCGCCCTGCTTGGTCAGCAACTCGTCGACCTTGGCGCGGGTTTCTTCGCTCAGCTTGGCGTGAGCCTTGATTTCCTTCTGCGCCTGCTCCGCGTGGGCCTTGAGCTGGTCAGCGACCAGCTTCAAGGAGTCCTGAATCTGCTTCATGTCTCCATCAGCCATTGGTGTTCTCCAGAATCTTCGTGAGGGATGCGGCAATCGCCGCTGCTTCGCTGAGGTCGGCGGGTTCTCCCCCTCCGGTCGCTCCGGGATCGCCCGCGGAGCCGCCAACCCGAAGGCTGGTCTTGAATTCGCTGATCAACCGCACGGCGTCGCTTTTCGGCATGCCGCTGGCGCGCAGAGCCATTTCCATGCGGCGGACCGCCACGACGCGAGCGCTGGCCTTGTCGGCTCCGACCTGGTCGGACGGCAGCAACTGGTCGGCGAAGCCCTGGTCAACGGCAGAACTGCCGCCGATCCACGTCTCCGCGTCCATGAGCTTGGCCATCGCCTTGACGTCGCCGCCGGTGCGCGCGGCGTAGATGTCGGCCATCGCGGCGTCGAACGGCTCCATGGTGTCGGCCGTGTCGCGGAAGTCGTGCCGGTTGCCGGCCATCAACACCCAGGCGTTGTGCACCATGAGGAACCCGGCGCGCGCGATCTGGACCGTGTCGCCGGCCATCGCCACGACGGAAGCGGCCGAGGCAGCAAGGCCAAGGACGCGCACTGTCACTTCGCCTTCGTGCTCGCGCAGCAGGCTGTAGATCGCCAGGCCCTCGAACAGGTCGCCACCTGGGCTGTTGACGTTGACCGTCACCGGTCCCTTCCCCAGCGCGCGCAATGCGCCAGCGACGCGCTTCGCGGTCACGCCCTCGCCGGTCCAGTAGTCGTAGCCGATCACGTCATAAATGCCGATGGATCGCTCGCCGTCATCGGCCGCGCGGACGCCCGAGTCCCAGCGCTCAAGTGCCAGCGGCGCGATATGCATGCCCACGGCAGATTGCGGGCGGCCAACAGGGGCGCCCGGGAGTTTGCGGAGCGACATGGTTCAGTCCTTCTTGTCGTCGGCCAGGCCGAGAAATGCGCGCAGGCCGGCGCGCGCTGCGTTGGCGTCGGACTGCTGCCCGATGCCGTCCAGGGTGGTCATTGCCGACTGGACCGTCAGCACCGCGGCGTTTCCGCCCATCGGTTCGCGGTCTTCCAGCTCGCGCACTTCGTCACGGGTCAGCACGCCGTTGTTGACCATCGCCGTGTAGAACGCCGAGCGCCCGGCGCTGTCGGCGCGCAGCAGGCCCTCGACGGAGAACTTCGGATAGAAGCGCTGGCGCTCCGCCGGCGACAGCAGATCCTTGCTGATGGCCTGCTCGATGCGGCGCAGCCACGGCGCCAGGGTGAACGTCAGGAACCCGATCATCTGCTGCTCGATGCCGGTGCCCCAGCTTGTCGACTTCTCCGCATGGCCGACCATGAACGGCGGGACGCGGAACCAGCGGCAGATCTCCTCGACAGAGAATCCGCGGGACTCCAGCAGCTGCGCGTCGCTGGGGTCGATGCCGATCGTTCCGGCATCCATGCCGCCTTCAAGCAGTGGCGATTTGCCGGCGTTGATGGCGCCGGTGATCTCCTGCAGGTTGCTGCGAAATTCGGTGCGCTGCTCCTTGGTCAGGATGCGCTCCATCTTGAAGTACACCGACTGCATCAGGCCGTTGGCGAATGTCTTGCTCGCGGCCTGGTCGGCGGCTTGGGCGGAGCCGAACACCTGCGCGCCGTAGCGGACCACGGACACACCACACACCCCGTCGAGTGAGAAACCCGGGATGGCCCAGATTCGTTCCGGCGGAATCACGCGCTGGCGTCCGTTCGACTCGGTGTAGCGGTACTCCTTCGCGCCGCTGCTGTTCTTGCTCGTCGATAGCCGACGAGGATCGAGGAACATCAGGCCGACGATGCGGTTTCCGGAGATGAGCTTCTCTGCGTGCGCATTCCCGCGCAGCAGCATGGCCGCGATGGTCGACTCCCAGAACACTGACGCGGTGCTGTCCGGGTTCGGCTGATCATGGATCACCATCTGCAGCGGATGCCCGCGCGCCACGCGCTTGCCTGCGCTGGTGCGCTCGTACATCGACAGCGGCAGCGTGCTGATTGTCTCGGCAATCAAGCGCGTACAGGCCCAGACCGCGGACAGCTGCAGCGCAGACTCGTGGCTGACGCTCTGCCCGCTATTGGCGGTGATAGCCGCGTTCTGCCACCAGTCGTTATCGGTGAGCGTGCCGGTGATCCCGAGCCAGTCGAGCACCATGGCCTTGATGCGGCCCGGCCGCTTTGCGTTCGCGGTCCTCATCATGCGATCACCGGGGCTCCAAGGAATTCATCGAAATTGCCTTCGTCCACTGCGCCGAGAGCCACGCCGGTCGCCATGTAGAGCGCCGCCATGTCGTCGATCTTGTCCGGGCTCCGCTTCTTGTCGGGAGCCATGTTCATGTTTGCGTCGTAGCGCGCCAGCAGATTGCTGGCGCACCAGCGCAGAACCGGGTCGCCGCCGTGCACCAGGTCGCCAGCGCGATACGCGCGGTCGATTTCCTGCATCGCGGGGTGGTATGACTTCGGCCCCTGGATGAACTGCACCATCGGCAGCCCGTCCTCGATCAGCCGGTTGCTGATGTCCTTGGCGTTCCAGCTGTCGAACGCGATCGCCTGCGGGCGAAACCGGGCAACGTCCTCGCGGATCGCCGCCTCAATCGCCGCATAGTCCACCGAATCGCCCGCCGTCCGCGACAGGTGCCCAGATTCGACCCATGCCGCATAGGTGTTCGCGCCGCGCTGCGTGCGGTGCGCAATCGCTTCCTCGGGCACCCATCGGCGCCCCCATGTGTACCACTTGCCATCGACGCGCCAGACCAGCCGCCACGCGGTCAGGTCGGTCGTGCTCGACAGGTCCAGCCCTGCCCAGCACGGGAACTGCGCCAGCCAGTCGAGATCGATCTCGCCGCCGCACCTGGTCCACTTGCGCAGGTCGATCAGTGCCTTGCTGCTGCTGCTCTGCCGGTTCAGGCGCTTGATCCGGAACTCAGCCAGCTTGCCGGGCATCGCCCGCGCCTCGACAGCCTCCTTGCGGATAGCCGCCAACAGGTGCGGGTTGGCATCGGCGAGCGGGTTGGCCTTCAGCCAGGCCCGCTCCTCGAAGTCGTCGTCCTCGTCATCTACCGCGTAGAACACCACCAGGAAGTGGTCGGCCGAAACGCCGAGCACGCCTTCCAGCAGCTGCTTCGCGAAGTGCCGCAGTTCAGGCCAAGGCCCGGGCGACTCGTATCCCTCGGTCGTCGTGAACAGCCACAGCGGCGACCTCCGCGCGCCGGCAGCGGACTGCAGCACGTTCAGCAGGTCGCCCGTCTTGTGGGCATGAATCTCGTCGAGCGCCGTGTGCGACGGGTTCAAGCCGTCCTGCGTGCTCGCCTTGCTGTTGATCGGCTTGAAGCTCGCCCCGATCTCCATCCTGCTGATCGAGTTCGCCCAGCATTCGAGCCCGAAGGCCTCACGCAGCGCGGCCTTCTTCTCAGCCATGCGCTTAGCCACACCCCAAATGATGCGCGCCTGGCTGCCGGTGGTCGCCGCGCTTACGAGCTGCGCGCCGGGCTCATCCTCGCAGCACATGCAGTAGAGCATCACCCCGGCGGCGAGCGTCGACTTGGCGTTCTTGCGCGCCACGGCGAACAGCGCCGAGGTGAAGCGCCGCGTCCCGTCCAGCTTGCGGAAGCCGAACAGCTGCACCACGAAGAACACATGCGACGGGTGCAGCACGATGTTCGGCGTGTCCCAAACGCCCTCGACGTGCGGCAGCTTCTGGATGAAGTCGCAGGCGTCGTTTGCGGACCACTCGTCGAACGTGAAGGGCGGCCTCTTGCCGCGCGCTCGCTTCAGGTCGGCCAGGAACCGCGACGCGCCGAGCTTGAGCAGCCGCCCGAACCGCCCGCTGCGATCCGCAACCGCGTCGCGCGCGTACCGCTCGGCGATGGCGACGAAATCACGCCCGCCCGGGCCGCTTCCCGTTGTTGCTGAATTCGTTCTTCGCTGGCGCTTCGCCATGCGGCCGGACCTTTCCTTGCGCGACAGGGGTCAGTCCGAAGTCGTTCGCCAGCGCGCGGTACTGCGCGATAAGCGATGCATTCGGAGACTCACCGGCCGCATACAGCTGCACGATCTTGCCGTGCAGCGCGCACATCTGGCCAAGCGCCGAGAGTGACGCCTCGGTCAGCAGCCTGTTGGCCGCCAGGATCGCTGCCAGCCGATCCCACTCCTTCACCGCGTGCGCGTTCGGCATCCAGTCCGGCGCCGGCGGCGCGTCGATGGTCGGCATCTCGATCACCGGCGCAATCCGATCCGGCCGTGCCGTGCCGGCCACTACCTTCAGGTTGTGCGGCTTCGCGCTGCGACTCATGGCCGAAAAATCTCAGACTTTCCAATTGACGGTGCAGAAATTTGAC